GTGTTAATCTGATTGTGAGCCATTGAGAGTTCTCCTTTGTGAATGAGAAGTTTGGTCGCTAATCATTTTACACGAGCCTCAATGGCTTTTCTACTATTCACTTTTGCGAACAATATTGTACTCTATCAAATTTTACCTTCTATCCATTCTTTAGCGGAAGTTTCTTTATAATAGACTTTAATTGTGTACGACGTACTTATTGCTGCTAGATTACCAAAACATTCAACATTAACAATCGCCGATGATTCTGACTCACGTTTTGCGATCGTGCTGATTGTTGCTTCTGTTTCCTTTATTTCATTCCACTGATATGGACTTTTAAATACCTGTACCCCGTTCTTGTAATAGGTGATTTTTTCTTTATTTATATCTTTTTTGTATGTTTTGTATACCTCTGCAGGGACAGTAATTTCCCCAGATAATGACTCTATGCTCTTTGAATACACCTTTTCATCATTGATAAAAAAATCAATTTTGCACGAATCAGCGTCATCTCCAGATGCACTAAAGTCAAATGGAACCCCATAGTGTAAGTCATCTGTGATTTGTCCAATGCTCCCGATTGGCCTTGTTGCGATAGTAGCATTTTGTTGCAGTGACATTCCAGACTTACTCCATTCGTCATTAACGAGAAATACATCAGCGTCAATCGTTATTCCAGCAGAACCATATCCGAAGATAATGTTTCCCCATTTGTTAGATGTATCTATGGCAGACCCTTCTCCTGTAGCAACAAGCGACAGACCTTCAGATATCTCTATCTCCTTTTTTTCGTCATTGTTGAAACCAGTCAGTGTCACATCATAGATTGCTTTGCCTTTTCCATTTTTACGACCAGTATACAGATTACATCTGTAGTAGACTCGCCTATTACCATCTGCTTCTTCAGATATGTTCGTGACATTCACTTCCACATATGACGATTCCAGCAAATCACCATCTTCATCACCGCCCATAAGCCAAGTTCCCGTTTCCAGTGGTATTTTAGTTGTATATAGTATCATATCTTCAACTCCTTATCCTTATACGATCTTGATTGTCAAGTTCCCATTGTCGCGATTGACAAAAACAAATTTCCCAATCTGAATTATTGGTGTTTTTCCACCTAACGATGCTTTTGTATCCCCAGCAGCATCTATTATGTCAAAACTATCAGAGTCAATTTTCGCATGAGTTTCATCCTTTTTCCCGATAACCGCTCCTGTTGCCTTGAAGCTTGCCACCTCAGTTTCAGCGGTTGATACGTCTTTTATGCTCAGTCCATCCGAACCGATGTCAGTACGATATCTTGCCGTATCTGATCGACTGCCCAGTATATGCGTGCCCGTCGCATCGTGCCAAAAAAACTCCTGTTGGTCATCAATTTTTCCCTGTGCGGCTTCCGCTGCAGCCTGTGCCACTGATGCGGCTTCTCCTGCCGCATTTGCAGAAGATTGCGCTTTAGCTGCTGCCGTGCCTGCACTGTCTGCCTTGCTCTGGGCTGTTGCCGCTGCGCTTGACGCAGATGATGCAGACGCTTTCGCCGCATCGGCTGTTGACTGTGCCGTAGCTGCCGCTTGTGCCGCCGTGGCTGCGCTGGATTGTGCTTTGGATGCTGCCGTGCCTGCACTGTCTGCCTTGCTCTGGGCTGTTGCCGCTGCCTCGGATGCCTCGTTGGCTGTTGACTGTGCCGTAGCTGCCGCTTGTGCCGCCGTGGCTGCGCTGGATTGTGCGGTGGATGCGGCTGCGCTTGCTTCGTCAGCTTTTGTCTGGGCTGTAGCCGCCGCAGTAGATGCTTCGTTGGCTTTGCTCTGCGCCGTCGCCGCAGCTCTTGCGGCGGAATCTGCTGCGTTTTTGGCTGCGATTGCTGTAGACTGTGCTGTTGCAGCGTCTTCCTTTGCTGTATCTGCTGTGGTCTGCGCCGTCGCAGCATTTTTCTTCGCTGTGTCTGCTGTAGACTGTGCTGTCGCTGCATTTTTCTTCGCTGTATCTGCCGTAGACTGTGCTGTCGCTGCATTTTTCTTCGCTGTATCTGCTGTTGACTGCGCCTCCGCAGCAATTCCGGCCACTTCCTTGATTGATCTTCTCCACGGTGTCGCCATCGCGCCGGCTTCAATTTTCAAGTTCGCGATTGACAGTTCTGCTCCAACCGGCATCTCAGCCAAGTCAAACCTCAGTTCCTGAGCATCTGCTGTCACCGATGCAGTTTCCGCAGTCGACTCAAACCACGACCATGCTCCTGCTCCTGCGATTTCTCCCGTAGGCGTATCATCTGCTCCCTCTTCGTCTGCAATAATTTCATCCACAGTGGGATCTTCTTCAGCTGCTTCTGCAATTCCGGCGTCTTCCTCTTCTGTCTCTTCCGGGCCTACGGTGACAGCGTTGTTAATGACTCCGAAATCCAACATTATATTCGTCCCGTCTGATTTGGAAACGGACACCGGAATTTCAAACAACTCCGACATTCTGGATTGCAATGATAGCGTGTACGCATTCCCGGCGTCTGCTCCGGAAAGTGATATTACCAGCTCAGTCGCATCAAATGTTGCCGCTGCATCTGTTCCGGATGTATTTCGCGTAATTGTTGATACGAGAACATTCTCCGTGTCCGGATTCGCGTCCACATCTTCATATGACTGTGATACTCTAAATCCGTCCGGCACTGTCCACCCGTGAACGCCATTGTTTGTCCCGTTAAGCTCGTTTACATTCCCGATGGCCCCGTCGGTCACATTCTGCGTATTAATGAAGTCCACCTGCTGCTGATTGATCTGATCAGCGACCTCTGCCACATTATCCGCAAGCTCTTCCAGATCAGATGACAGATCGGCAGTCACATCTTCATCCTCTTCATCTTCCTCGTCTTCCTCCATGCCAGCATCCGCGTATCTCCACGTGTATTTTGTCGGATCAGTTTCCTCTGCCGCATTACGGTCAATCAGCGTTCCTATATAATCTGCATCGTCGAACTCTACAGTAGAGAAACTGTCTCCGTCCGGAGATTCGGCCCATGCGGTATGAGCATACATCTCTGCGCCATTTACATCAATTATCGTGACCATGCTCGTGCCTCCTTAGTAGATTGCGATCCAACTGAAATAGACCTTATACGATTTCGATCCGCCGTTGTATACCGCAGCCGTGAATGATGTGGTATTCCTTGATTTTACGGTTGCGTGTATAATCGATGCTGATTTTGTCAGTGGCGTCAGAACAACGTGCGGATTGCCCGGGAACGTCGTTCCATATTTTATGGTTAATGTTCCTGTTTTCTTCTTTCCTACCGTGATTGCCGCCGTTCCGCGCTTTATCGTCGGAATCTGCGATCTTACCCCCGCCGCAGCGTCGTTAGCTCTTCTTTGTGCAATTACATCCGCCTGATTCTGAATCTCATTATTAAGATTATCCGCATTCAGAGGCGTTCCTTCTGTGATAACCGTTCCTTCTTCCCGTGTCAGATCGAATGTCCCCAGCTCCGCTCCGGTGCTCGCATTAGTGAGCTTGTATCTCCCCGGATGCTCAACTTCTCTGTTTGTAAATGCCATGTCATTAAACTCCTCTCACGTAATTCTCGCCTGAATACAAAGGATCCCCGGCATATATATTCGCCATTGCCTGCGCCCGGATGGAATCGACCCGTATCTTCAGTGCAGCCGTCAGCTGCTCCACCGCGTTAATTGTGGCGCTGTTTATCACATCGCCCGGTATTTCCGCGGAAATCCCGCAGATGGTCATCAGCACTCTGAGCGCTTCCTGCATGGTGTCCCATTGATTCTGTGTGAGGATATCATCCTCTGTGTAATCTTCCTTCAGACCTGCTTTTGGATTTAGATAATTGATATTTCCTGCAATGCGATTCATTTCCGCAGCAGTGAAATTCTCTCCGTTCGTCCAATCCGTCCTCGGCGTCTGCCAGTTCATCAGCACACCCCCTTCCGGTAAGTCACCTCGGCCTGTGTTCCGCCGCCTTCATGCGTGATCTGAATGTTCTCCAGCGTACATATATAGGATGCCCTGGCGCTTTCCGTCAGCTTTGACCACGCATCCTTTGTGATCTCTTTTGGCACAAAGTAAAACACGTCCCTCGGCTGCATCCGCGGATCGCCTCGGAATGTGAACTGTCCGGCGATATTGCTCCTCAGGAACAGATTCTTCCATACCGGGAAAATCAGTTCAGACCCCTGGTAAATCTGACCGTATACGATCGGCGTCACCTTCATGATGTACCCGGGTCTGTTCCCGGTGTCTGTGACCGCCTTTCCGCCTCCGGGCGTAGTCACGGTCATCTTCTTTCCTTTGATTGCAGACAGATATTTCCACACTTTCTTTGTTTTGTGCTTCCCCTTTTTCTTTCCGCTCTTGTATTTCTCCTTCAGCTTTATTGTTTTCTGCACGCTCGTTTTCGCCGGAGTGAAGCACAGTGAATTGATTCTTGACCAGTTTCTGATCTTCTGATTCGTCACCGAATATGACCAGAACCAGCCGTCGTTTGATTCCGCGTAGTTTTTAATCACCGGCACTCCGGCAGTAACTTTAATTCCTTTGGACAGCTCGACCCACTTATCCGATCTGCTTATCGTCGTGACCAGTCCGTGATCGTCATCCTCTGAAACAATCTTTGTAATGTTCCGGTTTACATTACGGCTGATCTCCCCGCAGTCCTCTTCAAAGACTGTCCATTTCGGCGCCGGTTTCCTCCATCGGATCGTCGGGATTCCTGCGTCAACAAATGTCGGATAGAAATCCCCGACATGCGTCATGTTCATGATATTGGCCACGTGGCTTCTGCAGCTCTGCTCTGTCCAAACAAATGTTCTTCCTGTGGCAGATGTTCCGCTTTCCGGCGGCGATGCCTCTACACTGACAGGCTTTATCCCGGCCTGTCTGACGAAGCTCACGAAGCGGTCATACAGGGCGCGCTTTCCTGACTTTGCCACTGTGTTCATCATCTCGATTGGCACAGAAGCGTCTTCCAGTTTGCTGCTGGCATCTTCTCCTTTCAGTGTAATTGTATTCTGCTCCATTTTCGCGGCCTCCGATAAATAGAAAAATCTGGGCGATGAAAAATCGCCCGGATAACCCGCATAGTACCAGATCGGAACATCATCCGCCATATTGCTGATCGCTTCTGAGATATCATCCGGCCAATATGCGGAAATCTCAATATCAGAAATCTGCCACGATGGATTATCCATGCTCAAGTCGGATCTGAGATTCACATTGCAGGAAATGATGCTGCTGTTGTCCCACTCCATTGAGATCCCCGGAACAATAGATGCTATTTCAATTCGTCCGTCTCCCGTGTTAGATACCGTCAGCGTTACCGCTGTACTGTTCACCGGGATAACGGTTATCCTCCGGAGCGCATAACTCTTTGTCTCCGTTCCCGCCTGGGCGGATATCGTCCCCGTTCCCGCGGTGCAGGCCACGGTGACCGCCGCTATTGTTTTGTTCGCTGTGATCTTGACGGAAAATCCCTGTCCTACATGCGATCGCATACCGATCTTCCCGGCTGATAATGACGCTGCCGTGTAATCAAGCAGTTTCCTTGACCCGTCTAATGGGAATCCGCCCTTTTGAAAATCCGTCAGTTTCCGCATATCCCATGCGGTCATTGAAAGCGCGGCGGACAGATTGCTGTCACTGCAGGTCATGCCGGAGGCGCCGCTGTAGCTCAGCGATGCCCCCGTATCCTGTGCGGACAGTCCGCAATGGACTTCCATTGCATCCCGTATCTGTTTTCCATTCTGTGTGTCAATTATGGACATTGATGAATTTCACCTCCAGCGCAACGGATAACCACCATACAACGCCGTTATCGGTCCATCTGTGCTCAGCTCCGGCAACAGATGTTCGGATAATATCCTCCGTATATGTTTTCCCGTCTTCTGCCTTGAATGTCATGGTTGCCTGCTGCGGCATATTGGCCAGAACCGCCAGCTGATCCTGCGGCAGTCCACCCCATTCCAGAGACAGATCCGCGAACTTCCATCCGATTTTATCCGCAATGGTTTTTCCGATGCATGTGGTGATCTCCGCAGCATATACATCTTCAATTTTCGGCTTGAACTCTTCCGGTCTGGGGATGTTATATGTCTTTCCGCCATATGAAAATTGAATAAATTCAGGATGTGCCATTATCAGTGCTGCCATTATCCCAGCCTCCTTTTGTACGTGTCATAGGCTTTAACCACCCATTCTCCCAGTTTGGCGCCGTTCTTGTCAGCGTACAGCGTGATGTTAATGGTCTGCGGACCAGCGGCTGCTCCTGCCGTCCTGTTTGCGATCATTACGCCGTTAACGATGTTGTCGGCCATGCGATCAAAACGATCCCACAGTGTGGACAGCGGAAGAACCGCCTCAGCTCCGGCCTCTCCTACGCCGTTATATCCGCCAAGCAGGGTAGGCTTTGTGAAAATACCTCCGGCTGCGTTCCAGCGGATTACGGGATAATTAATGCTTACTTTGCCTTTTCCGGCCTTCTTCCAGTCAATTGAGATATTCGGAAGGTGCGGCTTCGGGATCTTCAAGATCAGTCTGCTGAACGCATGTTTTACTCTTGATAATCCTCGGGAAATCGTCCCGAACATGCTCGACATACTGTTTCCGGCAGACGACTTCATCGCTCCGAATTTAGATTTCATGATCGACAGCATACTCCCCAGCCGTCCTCCGGTCAGCGCATTAAGCCGGTTATACATGCTTTTGAATCGGTTGACCTGATAAGTAGCCAGTGCCGCGACTACGCCTTTAATTCCTCCGCCATGCCGTGTATACGCCGCCTTCATTGCGCTCAGGTTATTGCTAACGTTCCTCTTCATGCGGTCCATCGCATTTCCGACGGTATTTTTGATTCCGTTCCAGATCGGGCCGGCGATTCCTTTGATACCGTTCCACACTTTGGCAACCGCGGCTTTGACCTTGTCCCAGTTCTTAATGATAAGGATTGCAGCCACCACCGCCGCCGCGACTGCCAGCAGCCACGGATTTGCCATCAGCACCGCGCCAAGTTTGGCGAATACTCCGCCGATAAACGGAATCAGCCTGCTGAATGCAGATATAATTCCGGTACACGCACGTGCAGCCACAGACTGGAGACTGAGCATTCCCAGACCGAGCCTTGTACCAAGGCTCATCGCCGTTCCCAGTTTCACCATCACTCCAATTGCGCCACCTACTACGCCGACCAGCGAACCAACTGAGGAAATAATCCCTCCGATGAGCATCATCAGCGGCGACGCCACGATCAGAACTCCAGCAATCCCCACCGCGATCTTCGCCAGTATCGGATGCGCTTCAAACATATCCGCAAGCTGTTTAATCCTCGGGATGAGATTGTCCGCAAGCCACTGCGCCATCTTCGCAACGTACGGCAGCAGTACGGATCCCATCTGTGTTCCGATTCCGGCCAGTGCCATCTTCGCCTTCTGAATCTGTCCTGACGGTGTTTCCGCCATCTTCTGATTCATGTTTCCCACGTTCTTGCCGATTACTTTCGCCAGCTCTGCCGCCTTCTGCTGTTCGGTTCCGGTCTTCATGATTTTTTCCGAGTGCTTGTCGAAGCTGATTCCGGCACGACGGAGCGCTCCTACCTGACCGGTGAAAACCTTTCCCATCATGTTGGAAATGCCTACAAGCTGCTCTGAAGACGCAGATGTTCCATATTGTTGAACCGCAAGATCGTTCATTGCTGGGATCAGTGTCTCCAGCGCTTTGTTGCTGTGCAGATACGTTGCCAGCTGCTGGGCCCCGTTACGCTGAACGGTCTTTCCCACAACTCCGCTCTTTGCCTCGGCGTCAATCAGCTCGTTAACCTTGTCAACCTGTTTCCCTGTCGCACCCATCATCGCATGCATGACTTCGGTAAGTTTAGTCTGCGATTCCTGGGCGGTTCTTGCGGACTGTACCCACTTCGCGCCCAGCACTCCCGCGCCTATGCTGGTCAGCGCCATCTTTTTTCCTACGGCGGTAAATCCGGCGCCTATGCCTTTGAGCCTTCCGCTCATATTTTCGCCAATACTCTTAGATATCGGTTTGGCTATGTGGTCCTGAAGTCCCTCTGCCTTCAGTTCCTTCTTGATTTCAGCCGATATTCCTCTTGCCGACGGAAGGATCTGTATATAGGCTGTTCCTATGTTATTGTTCGCCATGTTTACCTCCCTGTAATCTCTGACCATGCACGATGAAAGTCATCGACGGTATCATATGTCCGGATTGCGCGGTTTTCTTTTATATGATCATTCGGTTTATTCTCACACAAAATCAGATTGCGCCACCATTCGGGCTCTGTTTTGCTCCCGGACAAGCTATATACAATCGCCCTCAGAGTATCGGCGATATCCGCGATCAGCAGATCATGCGGAACTTCTTTTCTCCCGCTGATCTTCATCTGTATCCTAGAATTCTCCCTTAAACCTGAAGAAAGCACTGCCAGCGTTTCTGCCGGCAGTGCCTTGTAATCGTATATATGGTATGTCTCCGCAAGATCACACCGCCACTCGTCTTTCCCCGCTATCATCATGCCGGCCAGAGTCATCAGTTTTTTGTTGAAGGCTCCTTACTCAGTGCGTCGAAAATCTCGCCCAGCTCGTTCGAAACTGCGCTCAGCGTTGCCTTGCCCTTATCATTTCTGACATGGTCATACAGACGTTTTTTTCCGTCCTTCCCCAGCAGATCTTCGATAACCCGGAACATCGTGAACCCGTCATTAAACGCGTCCGCAATCTTCTCCAGAAATTCGATATCATCCAGTATCGTTTCATCTACATCGAACTTGAATCCCGTACTTGTCTTTCCCTTCATTCAGGCCTCCTACTTCTTCATGAGATATTCTTTGGACAGATCATATCCGAAGGATTCATCTCCCGGCAGCGCCTTGATTGTCGTCTCGAATCCGATCGCTTCATCATCCTTGTATGTGATTGTTCCCAGTTCAGACAGTTTCCCTTTCGGAACGACGATCCTCTTCACGGCTCCTCCGGTGAGGATTAGTTCGAACACATATGCCGCGGTCTCAGGTTCATTTGAATTGACCCTGACGGTAATTCCCGTGGACAGTGTTCCGGTCACATTCTCTGTGTTGTACACGCTTTTCAGCACATCCTCGTCCAGAATCTGAATGAGCGTGAATTTAAACGTCTCGCTTTTCCCTTTTTGCGGGGATGCAACCGTATCTCCACCCCACGCTTTAATGTCATCTGAATCGATACTGATTTCATTTTCCATTCCGTCTTCTGAAACATATCCCAGACAAACGAAAGCTTCATTGAGAGCAGTCGTTGCGTCTGTCGGCAGGGTCGTTCCCAGCGGCGCCCTGTATACTGCTCCGCCTATCTTCGGTTTGCCAACCGAAACTTTTTCAATATCATACTTCGCCATTCTTTACCTCCTTAATAAGTGATGTCGTATGTGCACTGATATCGATATCGTTTTATCTCCGTATCAGTGAAATTGTAATCAGACGCCAGTTTAGACGCGTATATATCCGGCAGTTCAATCAAGGCGTCCATCGCTTCCTGCACCTCTTCATCCAGCTTGATTGCCCGCAGCAGTGACCGGGCGTATGACTGGAATGCGAACGAAGCCTTCCTGATATGGTTTCGCTTTGACCCCGCAAGTTTCTCGATCAGAATGAATTCATCCGGCAGTACCGTAAATTCTTCTGAAGGAACCTCCGGCATTTCCATGAGAACCGGCACGCTTATCTTGTCTGCCAGATAATTAAGAACCACTGCTTCTAACATTACGAATCACCTTCTCCAACGTGTTGTTTTTCAGGTTGTCTCTCCATGCATCTGCATTGCTCGGATAAACCGCGGCGCCGGAGCGCTGGGTATAGGCCCTTGGCTCTGAAACATACCCCGGCCCAGCAGCTGACGCCATCTTGTCCGCCTCTTCCTGGCACAGACTCTGCATCTCACTGCTCTTCAGGATCGCCCTTACTCCGTATCCGTTCAGCTTGAATTTGATTTTACTCATATTTTTCCACCTTTACCTTTGCGTTCCAGTCACCCGGAATATTTGCCTCAATTCCGCGGGTAACCGGTCCGAAGGTTCTCCAGTCCTGCCCGAAAAAACTGACCTTACGGTCCGTCCAAACGTGCTCATCATCTTTTGGGATTGCAAGCTCATATACCGCGTGCTTTCCGGTGAGGTTAAATTCATTTACAACGTCTTCAGCAGTAACCGGTGAGACAAGGACATTCTCCACCACTTCCGGCTTTTCTTCATAAATCGGACGGCGCAGCTCATCAGTCCCGACCTTTTCTTTGTTGTAAAGCGTCACTGCAATTCCTTTAATTCTCATCATATCAGCTCCATACTCCTGATCCGCTGCCTTCTGATGCCCAGTCTGGACAGCTCCGATTTTTTGATGAAGAGCCCGCCACCCGGCGAAAGCGGCGTATAATTGACAGAGTATCCGAGAGCCGACTGGCTGACGGCTGTGACTGCCTCATCCGATGTCGGAGCATTCAGCTCTCTGATCACAATATCCGCGACGACGGATTTTACAACATCAGCAGACGGACTTCCTTCCGCAATCATAACGTCCATGTCTTTTCCGACCTTCTGCGCTTCATTCCGGATCACCTCAGAAATAACCTTCAGCAGCTCCCGCGCCCGTGTCTGTTCTTCAGTGGTCAGTGCCCTCTTCAGCTTCGTTATATCATCGATTGTCGCGTAATCACTCATTTCTTCGTCCTCGTTGTTTTCCTGGCCGGTGCCTTTTTCGGTGTTTCTTTCGCCGGCTCTTCCGTTTCCTCCACCGGCTCCCAGAACCCGCCCTCAATCGGGGCGGATACTGAGATAATCTGACCGGTTATTTTATTCCGATACTCCATTATGCCGATGCTCCTGTGATTCTCACGAAGGCCGCCGGAAGGAGAATGCCCCAGCCGATATAAGTCTCCGCTCTGAGATATACCTGGTTGTAGTTCTTCAGGTCCTTCCCGGTTCCGTCCGGATCACCGTACTGGATGAGCTCCATCGGAATCTCTCTGGCATATCCCCACTTGAAGGCGCCGGCGAAATCGCCGAGAATGACCTCGTCCTTGTTCGTGCCGAAGGACACCGTGGAGTTAACACTGCACGGGATCCCGTTCAGAGCCTCCGGATTTCCTCCAAGTGCAAACTCGGGGAACTGTCTTACTCCGTTGGCCTTCAGTTTTCCCAGCGCCGCACCGAATTTCTTTGAGATCGCATATCCGGTATTGTCATATTCGCCCAGCGCCGCAATCGCATCTTCCAGATTGCTTTCCTCGGATCCGGCGGTGTAAGTCACCTTCGCCACACCGGTGTTAGTGTCGAAGCTGTTCGTGCCGATCAGCGACGAAGCAAGCCCGTCTCTGGGATTAACTCCGTGCATGGACATGATGTCCAGACCCCTTGCCACCTTCTTGGAATACCCATCGGTGAACTGCGTCAGAATATCCAGCTGCTTCTCCTCCGACGCATACAGGAATTCATCGGAGATTCTGGCGCCGTACTCGATCTTCAGCGGCTGAATCACAACCGGCTCTACAGTAATGCCTCCTGCCGGCTTCTGGCCGTTCTCCGCCACAATATTCACTTCGTTGTCCATAGAGAACGTGAAGGTCTGCATTCCGTTGAACGGAATCGGCGTTTCTCCGCAAAGACTCGCGATTGAGCTCTTTCCTCTCACTTTCGTGAACATATCAGATACAACTTCTGCGGGGAACAGTTCCCCTTTTGCCTGGATTTTCGCTTCTGCCATTATTCATTTCCTCCTGTCATTTTATGCAGCATATCTTTCATTGCTGCCCTTTTCGCACCCTTCTTCGATACAATGGGCTCCGGATCCGCCAGCGGCTGTTTCTTCAGTTTCATCATTCCGGAAAACGCTTCCGCATCCTTCTTGATTTCATCCTCCGTTTCGCCTTTCAGCCTTCCGGCCGCCTCATAAGGAAGACCTGCTGCAAGTGCAACGCGTGTCCGCATTGCGTCAAGTTCATACTTATTGACCTTATCCTGCAGATTGCTGATATTCTGATCATAGTCCTTATATTTTTCCGCCGTCGCTGCTGCCTCCTTTTCTGCGGTGGCCAGCTGTTCTTTCAGCGCCGCATTGGAACTTTTCAGTTCTTCATAATCTGCAAACCTGCTTTCTGTGCGTTCTGTTGCCTCCTTGCGAATTTTCCCCGCAAATGCGTCCAGTTCTTCCTGTGTCTCGATTGGTTTGAATTCTGCCATTTCCTTTTTCCTTTCTCCCCCCAGTTACCGTCATAGGGTATACGTAAATATAAAAAACACGTTTTCGCGTGCCTTAATACCGTATTTTCTGCTTTGTTTTTTCCTTTGATTCCAGTGCTATCCAGTGAGCAAGGATCATGCTGTCCATCAGTGCGATTTCCCGTTCCGGGTGGATTGACTTGTATCCGAATCCTCCATGTGATCCGATTGCACGGTGCTCACAGTTCGCCACAAGGTCGGCCAATGACGGCTGCCCTCTGTGTACGATCGTTTTATCGAATACCGCCTCTTCATATACGGCATTAGCCTTAATGATGTCCGATACCGTCGGCAGCACCGGCTTGCGCATATGGTTCTTCCTCATCAGATCGGCAAGAATCTTTTGCCCGTTCTGCCCGTCGATCACGACCTTTGCCCACGATGCTTCCCGCAGAAATTCCATGATCCACCGGTTCGTCGCGCGGATCGGCCGGCAGTCGATCGCTTCAACAAAGACGCGTCCATCCGTCGTTTTCACTGCAATTGATACAGCTACGTTCGTGCCGCCCGGACCGTATTTGATTCCGACAAACAGCTTGCCTTTCAGATTCGGAAGCGTTTCCGCCATGCAGTCTGCCCACTCTTTCTCTGTGATTGCCGACTTCTGGCTGTAGCTGAGCCAGTGTCCCAGACGCTGGACGTTGAAGTCCACCGGATCGCCTTTGGTTTCTCCGGAAATTGTCCTTTCCTTCAGACGTATGCCCAGTGACGGATTCGTCTCATACCAGTAGTCTTTGTTCTCAGGATCACAGATCTGAGGCACTGACCACTCTGACCATCCGGTGTACTCCGCATCTCCCGCCAAAGTGCTTTTCCTCATCTTCGTGAAAAGCGTTCCGGTCGAGTTCGCCGTCGGAGGCGTTCCCAGATAGATCGTCTGCGGATTCTCCGATGCCGCGTTGGTGTATTTCAGCGCCGCATCCTGATCATCCTGATATTCCTGCGCCTCGTCGATCACCAGAAGGTCATAGGATGTTCCCAGTCCGCCTTTGCTGGTTCTGGTACGGAACTCTATCCTTCCGCCGCCTTCGACATATGCGTCCAGATAGATATGCTCCTTGCCGAAAGCCCGGTACAATCCTTTATCCTTCTTATCCTGCTTGACATATCCGGCCTCCGTCAGAATCGCCAGCAGACGTTCCCATGCGGTATGAGAGGTGTCTGTCCGGTGCGCCGTATGAAGAATCTTCTCTCCGTGCAGCAGACCGTAAACCTCACGAATTGCGATTACCTCATTCTTTCCGTTCTGTCTGGGAACGGAAAGCCCGTATTTCATATGCGTCCACTGGTTATCCTCTTCACGTGCCAGAATGTCATAGACAAGCAGTTTCTGCCAGTCCATTGCCTGTCTTCCGGATTTCCCGTAACAGGCTATGGCTTCTGCTCCGTCTGTCTTCTGGTAAGGTAAAACAAAGCTCTCTGTAGGGGTCTGGCGTCCGATTCTGTCTGCCATTTCCCCTCCTTCAGTTCAATTGTCTTGCCGGTGCTCTTATGTGCTTCATATCGTTTCTCCCGCTGCATTTTCGCAGCATATTTCAGAAGTGTACTGCTAAATCGCAGCGTTTTCTCTGTATAACAAAACCCTGCGTTGCCGCAAGGTTCCTTATTCCTTAATTTCTTTTAGCACACCGAGTGCTATTGCTCTTTCCCGGAGCAGATGATATCTGACTTCAATATCGTCCTTTGTCAAACCCTCAATATCGAGATTATATCCACCA